ACCCAAAAATTAGACAAGTCTGGCGGCACAATGTCTGGCGTTTTGGCTATGGGTGCAAACAAAATAACAGGTGTGGCTAACCCAACTCAAGCACAAGACGCATCCACTAAAGGTTATACAGATACCCTGTTTGGCTCTACGGCTGCTGCGGCAACAAGTGCGGCTGCTGCTGCTACTTCTGCTGGCAATGCGTCCACATCAGCGTCAACAGCGTCAACGGCTGCTACTAATGCTGCGGCTAGTTTTGACTCATTCGATGATCGTTATTTGGGAGCGAAAGCCTCACCTCCATCAACCGATAACGATGGAAATGCTTTAATTGTTGGCGCAATTTATTTCAATGCCACATCAAACAAAATGCAAGTTTGGGGTGGTTCATCTTTTAGTGATATTGCGCCTGTTGCCACTACAGTTGATAACTCTAACTGGTCGGGTACGGACTTATCTGTTTTAAATGGCGGCACAGGGGCTAGCTCGACAAGCGCGGCAAGAGATAATTTAGGTCTTGAAATTGGCGTGGATATTGAAACTTTCAACGCTAACAAATACCCATCACCCACAGTCACAGGTTCAAACGTGACAGCAGTTAATGCAAGTTTTCATATTGCATCAGCAGGCGGCATTACCATCACCTTGCCAGCCAACCCATCTGCTGGCAACTATGTCATTGTTAAAGACGGGACAGGGGCAGCAGCAACATCTACGTTTACTGTGGCGCGCAATGGTTCCAAAATTGCTAGTTCAGGAACCAACCTAACTTTTGATAAGAATTTCGCGGAGATTGTAATGACGTATGTGAATAGCACAATTGGCTGGAGCGTATAATGACTACATTAAGTGAATTATTGCCAGCAGGCGGTGGTGGATTAACAGCAGACTTTGTAGCATCAGGCGCATTGCCAAACGGCAAAGCCGTCATATTAAATAGCAATGGCACTGTAAGTTTGCCTGCTAACCAATCATTAAGTGCAAGTTCTCAAGCTGCCTATCGAACAGGTGTTATGAATAGCAACGCATCAGCATATGATGCAGGTAATAATAAAATAATATCTGCTTTTGTGGATGATTTAGGCTCTAACGGACTGGCAGTCAAGCTAGGAAGCTTGTCTGGAACAACAGTAACATGGCAGACTCGCGTTAGTGTATACGCTGTTAATCATAATCCAGGGATAAATCCATCTATAGCGAGTGACGGCAACGGAACATTTGTAATTGCGTTTGATACAGCAAATGGAACTAGCTCTCGTATGCGCGTTGCGGTTGGAACAATTAGTGGCAACTCAATAACGATGGGTACTCCTGTTAGTTTGGGTACTTCTAACAATGCTGGCATTTCCGTAACGTATGATGCCAATGCCGCTAAGTTTATTGTATTTTACACTGGCGCATCGGGTCACGGAACGGGTGTAGTTTTATCCATTTCTGGCACGACTCCAACTATTAATACTCCTGTAGTTTTTCGTTCTGCAAGTGGTGGAAAATACGCATCTGCTTACGACTCAGTTAATCAAAAAGTAGGACTTTTCTATTTTAAAGATTCGGAGAATATATCAGGTCAAGCGGTGACGATTAACGGGACTACGCCCAGTTATGGCAATGCTGCTAATTTAGTTAATGTTATTGCCACCGAATCTTATATGCAGCCTGATGGTGCTTTTGACAGTGATACGGGCCAATGTGTTTTTGTGTTTCGACAGGACAACGGGCATGGCATTGCTATTACGATGAAAATCAGTGGGACATCATCCTCGTTTGGCGGCACGGGCACTCAGTTCACTTCTGGCTCAGATCGTTGTAATTGGCCCTCAGTATCTTACGACTCATTAGCCAAGAAAGTAGTTATTATTAACGACACTGGTGATAATCAAACAGGTGATTACATACTAGGGTCAATCTCAGGAACAGCAATTGCAGTGGATACGGCTGTTCAGTTTACGTCTAATGAGATTATATTTTTATCCACAATCTTTGATTCTACGGCTGGTAAGTCTGTTTTTACCTATGCAAATAAAAGTATAAGTGACGATCTTTATTACGTTGTTTTAGCGAATGCGGTGCAGAATGTTTCTGAATTTGTTGGAATAACTACTGACGCCATAGCATCTGGAGCTACAGGTACAGTCACAGTGAGTGGTGGCGTGTCTACCAACCAATCTAGTCTAGCCATAGGCTCAACCTACTACGTCCAAGCAGACGGCACAATTTCAACAGTATCAACATCTCCTGCGGTACTTGTGGGTGAGGCGGTATCAGCGACAAGCCTATTGTTAAATGCTTTAGCTCGACCATCTACCCCTGCTGGATTAATCCATATATCAACAGTCACTGCCAGTGGAGCAAATGATGTAACTGTATCTGGCATGAATTCAACTTATGACAGATATATTATTAAAGGCGATAATTTGCAGTTTTCTTCTAATAATATAAATTTAAGGGCAAGATTTAACGGCTCTACATCTTCTACTGGCGGTGCAAGGTTTGGTTTAGCACTAGGATTGACTTCTATTTTTAAAGAAGAGGGTGGTGACTTTGAATTAATAGATACTGTAAGTAATGATGCCGATAATAACACTTCTTTTAGTCTTGAAACGGGAAGTGCAAATGACTATGGACACCAACATGCAACAGCAACAACAATTACTTCTGTTGATTCGTCTGGTGACTCTGGCGTAAGAATTATTGTGTCGGGTGGGTCATTAACGGGCATTAACACCACACTAACTTCAATGAAATTTGTAGTAAGTTCTGGAACCATGACAGGTAAATTTAGATTATACGGAGTGAGTAAAGCCAATGGCTAGACACCATGCAACACCAAAAGGAAACATACCTTTTACAGCAGAAGAAGAAACTGAACGTGACGCAGAAGAAGCAACATGGACAGCAGCAGCAGATGATCGTGCAGCAGCAGCCGCTAGAGATAAACGCAATCGCTTACTCTCAGCTACCGATTGGACTGCAAATTCTGATGTGACTATGACTACCGAAATGACAGCTTACCGAACTGCCTTGCGTAACCTGCCAGCACAATCAGACTTCCCAACAACGATTAACTGGCCCGAATTGGAGGCTTAACATGCAAACAATTACATTTAACACAGACAACATCTCAGCTTACACATTTGAAGACGATGTAACGCTGACTGCTTCTTCCGACAATATCACTACACCTAATTTTATTATCGGTGATATGAATAGTGGCAACGCTACTATCCACACAGGCGTAACAGCACCAGACGGGTGGCAGAGTGGTAAGCATACTTTTAATGGTAGTGCGTGGGGTAATGTCGCTGGTTGGGTCGCCCCGTGACAGCGCAAAGTCTTTATGGAAATATTGCAGCCAAAAAGAAGCGCATTAAAAATGGTTCTGGCGAAACCATGAAAAAAGCAGGGGCTAAAGGTAGGCCCACAGCTAATGATTTCAAGCAAGCCGCAAAGACAGCAAAGCCAATTAAGAAGAAATAGGATTAACAATGCCATTAATTCCACTAGATTTACCTGCTGGTATTTATCGCAATGGTACTGACTTGCAAAGCCAAGGGCGGTGGCGTGACAGTAATCTTGTGCGCTGGCATGACGGGACAATGCAGCCGATTCAAGGCTGGAGGCTTAGAAGCGATTCAGCAACCGCAAACATTACTAGATCATTAAGTGCCTGGTTAGACAATAGTGATAACAGATGGATAGCTGCTGGAACTTACCGCAAGCTATATATTTATGACGTTAATTCAGCTTTATATGACATAACGCCCACAGGCTTAACTGTTGGTACAGAAACTTCTATTGATGCAACAGCATTTGGTGGTGGCGTGTATGGCTCTGACGGCTATGGTGAGCCTCGTTTAGAACGCTCAACGGGTAATCCAGCGACAACGTGGTCATTAGATACATTTGGTCAAAACTTAGTCGCCTGCTCTAGCTCAGATGGTAAAATTTATCAGTGGACGTTAAGCACAAGTACAATAGCCGCACAGGTAACTAACGCGCCTGTTGGTAACGCAGGCATCATGGTGACTGATGAAAGATTCTTATTTGCTCTTGGTGCTGCTGGCAATCCAAGAAAGGTTCAGTGGTGTGATCGTGAAAATAACACGTTATGGACTCCTGCTGCGACCAATGAAGCTGGCTCAATAGAATTGCAAACTGTTGGACGCATTCAGTGCGGTGTAAAGGTTCAGAACCAAGCGTTGATTCTAACGACTACAGACGCGCACACAGCAACGTACTCAGGCCCACCTTACGTTTATGGCATAGAGCGTGTGGGCACTTCGTGTGGCATTGTGAGCGCACAGGGGGTTGCTGTAGTAGATATGGGCGCGGTGTGGATGGGCAAGGAATCATTCTTTATGTATTCAGGCGGCACAGTTAAAGAGCTAGAGTGTGACGTTGCTGACTACTTATACAGCGACATTAACGTATCTCAAATGGCTAAAGTTGTGGCAGTTTCAAATGCTAAATTTAGTGAGATTCGCTGGTTCTATCCAAGTGATGACAATACTGAAAACAATCGTTATGTCTCGTTTAATTATCAAGAAAACACTTGGACGATAGGCCAACTTGCTAGGACGGCTGGTGTTGACGCTGGGGTTTATCGTTACCCTATTTATGCTGACCCGACCAACAAAAAGATTTATGAACATGAGGTTGGATTTAATTACGATAATTTAATTCCATTTGCTGAATCAGGCCCGATTATGATTGGTTCGGGCGAGAACATTGCTAGCATAACTCAACTAATACCTGATGAACGAAATCAGGGTGACGTTACAGCAACGATTAAGTCTCGTTTCTATCCAAATGATACTGAGCGAAGCTATGGCCCGTTCACTATGTCTAATCCTGTGTCATTGCGTATTAGTGGCAGGCAGTTACGTTTGCGTATAGACACAGCCACTTCTGGCGATTGGCGCGTGGGCATTAACAGGGTTGAAGTTAAGACGGGGGGCAGGCGGTGAGTTTACAACAAATGCCACCTAAACCGATTGGCGAAAACTGGCTAAATTGGTCACAGCGTTTAGCAACATATCTAATACAAGTTAGGTCACAATTACGTCAAAAAGCCTCGCAAGAATCTGCGGCAGAAGATGGCGTTATATTGTGGGATAGAACTGTTGGATACCCTGTAATTTCTAAAAGCGGATTGTTTGTCGGTATTGAATTAAAGTCGCCTGGTTACACTGTGGCAGCATTACCTACAGGTGTAGTGGGGCAAAGAGAATATGTAACCGATGCCTCATCACCCAGTTTTGGTGCAGCAGTGTCAGGTGGCGGTTCAGTGGTGATTCCTGTGTTTAAAAATGCTTCTGCTTGGGTCGTGGGTTAAACATGAATGAACTAGAAAGATGCAGAGGTTGGATAGAAAGTGCCCTTGAATATGGCGGTGGCACACACAATTTTGAAGATGTGAAACGTGGTATAATTGCAGGCACATCACAACTATGGCCTGCGGCTAATTCTTGTCTTGTAACGGAGATAAATAAGCACCCACAAAAGAAGGTTTTACACGTTTTTTTGGGTGGTGGAAATCTTGAAGAAATTATAAGTATGCACGATTCAGTAATCCAGTGGGCAAAAGATCAGGGCTGTGAAAGTTTAACCATGACAGGTCGAAAAGGCTGGTCTAAAGCATTAAAGAAAAGTGGCTGGAAATCGCAGCTAGTCTTATTAGAAAAGAGGTTTTAAAATGTCATTTTTATTTGGCGGTGGCGGTGGTACTACATCAACAGGCTCGACTACAGAAATCCCCCAATGGATACAAGACGCTGGACGGAGGCAATATCAGACAGGCACAGAGCTAGGACAAATAGGTTACACGCCTTATTATGGTGCTGATGTAGCCGCATTTAATCCTTTGCAAACGGCTGCTTTTGATTCAACGGGAATGGCTGCTAATGCCTTTGGAATGGGTGGTGGTTCACCTACGTTTGC